GGGCCAGGTACTGCTGGTCCGGCCTGGCCAGCAGGACCGCTCCCCGGCAGACGTTGGCCTTCTGGACCTGAAGGCGGCAGACTCCTTGCCGACTGGCCTGGCTTGGCCTGACCCGGCCGGTCCTCCTTAACCATCCGATGCGAACCTTCCGCCATACAATCCCTTTCCCAAACTGGAAGTGCCCCTGCGTGGAATCAATACGTCCTTGCTTCAACGAGCTTCTTGGGTTATCCTAAAGCCAGGGGGCTGTCGGCATGCGGACATCCGGCGCAGCCCCCTGGCCTTAAGGACTGCTGGCCATGGGATATCTGGAAACGTTGGTCTTGTTGGCCTTTGCTCGCTCTTGGATATGGTTCCGCAATTGGTCAAGATCTGGACTGAATGGCTGCAAGTTCATTTTACAACGGATCGTCTGTCCATGCAATCGCCAGAGATCCCTTCCTTGGGGGGATTGCATCAGGTCGGCCAAGAACTTCGGCGGCCGCCTGAGGGGCCGGGGCCGACAAATCCCTGGCTGGCCGCCTGTCGGAACAAGCGCTCCCGCTCGGCCAGCATCCGGCGGACCTGCTGGAGCCGCTCAGCCCGCTCTTGCGGAGTTTCGGCCTGGAGGGTTTCGATCGGTAGCAGACGGCCCTCCGGGTCGATAAAGTCGGCCCATTCCGGTTTTCTGGGGATCGGTTCTTTTTGCAGTAGGTCCCGCACGGTCTGCCAGCGCCGCACGCCGACAGCGGTCATCTGCTCCCGTTCGCTGGCCTGCTGCCACCACTGCTGGTAACTGGCCGGATCGGGAATCAACTGGCCGGTGGCAGTCTGGAAGGCGGCCATAGCGGCTGGGTTCTGGGCCCATTCCGGCGGCGGCCGGAGCACCGGGATGGTCATGCAGCGGCAGTTTGGTTCGTCAGGTAGGTCCGGCAGAAGCTCGCCTCGCTCGTCCCGGTACAGGCCGTCGGGACCTTGCCAATAGATGCGGCCGTTGCGGGCGGCATGGTGCGGCCGGGTCCACTCGTCCATGACGGCCACGATCTGCAGGCCCTGGAGCATGCCGCCCATGCCCTGGAAGGCGCTACGGCCAGCCCGCTCTGCCACCCGACAGCCTTCGGTCCGAGCGATCCGCTGCGCTTTGTAGGCCAGGCCGTCGGTCCACCGCTCCAGCCGAGCCCGGAGTCCATCGACGTTTTCCCCGGCCACCAGGCCATGAACCAGGTCATTGAACATGGCCTGCCGGACTGGTTCTTCCCAGCGGCGCAAGCGCTCCTGCCACGACAGGCCGCCCGGCGGGGCAGAAATGAGCCAATCCGTGACCTGCTCTTCCTTGGGTGGCGGGAAAAGCAGCGACTGGACAAACTCCTTCGCCTTTTGCCCCCGAATCGCTCCCCGAACGATCGGCTCCCAGTCGTAGCGGACCTGCCAGGCTGGTTGTTGGGGTTCTGGCACGGTGGCTTCTCGGACCGGCAGTTTGGCTTTGGCCGCCGCCAGCCCAGCAAACACCGGAAGCCACTCGGCAGGCAGGGCGTCCAGCACGGCCTGGCCGGCGGTTCGGTAGCCCAGAAGGCCCAGCGGGATGAGCTGGTCTTGCAGGGCCTGCCGTGCCTGGCCCAGAAGTTGCTCGATCCGGCGGCGCAGGCTGGCTAGGCCTACCAGGCCCACGCGGCTAGCCAGTTCGGCGATCGGGCCGGCCAGACTGCGGTATCGTCGTCGGATGGCCACGGCGGCCTGCTGCACGGCCTGAAGCAGCTGGACTTGACGCTGGTGGAACCGTGCAGCCAATCGCTCTTGCAACAGGCTGGTCCTGGGCCGGCCTGGTTTGGCTTCCAGCAATGGGATCATCGGCCGAAACTCCTTAGCCTTTTCCCAACAGTTGGGGATAGCAGGGGTTACTCGGCGGCCTGGTCCATGAGGGAGCGTTCTTGCTCGTAGTTATAGCCGTGGCGGGCCGCTACGGTTTGCGGGCTGACCACGCCCAGGGTCAAGAGAATCTGATCGGCCTGGGCTTCTTTGAGCCGGTCCCGGCTCAGCACGATGGGGGCCTCGGCGTCGATTTCCACCAGGCGGCTTACGCCGTCGGGCAATCGGCCCGCCCGTTCGGCCACCTCCAGCGCTCGGCGCAGGATCTGGATATCGTACCAGATCATCTCCGCCTGGAGCCGCTCGCACATTTTGACGGCCGGTCCCTCGGCCACCATGGTCGACGCGTAGTTGGCGTTGCTGGCGTCGGCCGAGAGCATAAACTCTGGCATACAGAGCCGGGCGGCAATGGCGCGCAACTCCGCCTGGAGGGCCACGACGTACTTGGCAACGTCGATGCCACTTGCTGGGAAGGTGTACTCCACGCCAGGCGGAGTGTCCACAATGGCGCCGGGGGGAAACTGCTGGTAAGTTTTCGTCTGGCCGGTCGAAGAGTCGGTCTGTTGCAAGCTGGCCAGCCGGGCCACGTACTGCTGGATACTGCCGGCCGTGGCGCCGGTGTGCCGACGCACGATGGCAATGGCCGATTGGATGCTGGCTACCGTGCTCATGTTACGCAACAGTTTCCAGGCCCGGCGCAGGTTGTGCCGGACCGGCCACAAGAGCGGCAGGCCACGCGGAGCGGTGCGATCCACGTTGGCCTTGCGGTGCTGGACCTGAGTGGCCGCAATCCGCTGAAAACTGCCTGGCTGGTGGAGGTCCAGTTGGACCCAGTAGGCCCGGACCGTTTCCGCATCCAGCGGATCGGTCTCGATGCCGAAGGGCGCTTCCTGTCGGCCAGGCGGCTGGCGAACCTGCTCCGGCTCAACAAACCGCACGGTCAACCGTCCGGCGTCGTCAAAGAGACGCAAAAAGACTTCGCCGTCCCGGTCCATGCGGCGCTGGATTTCCTGTTGGCGTAGGCCCCAGTCGTGCCGCTCCTGGAAGTCCAAGAGTTCCGCGTCGATCCGTTCCATGGTGGTCTGGTCGATTTGGGCTGCTGGCCTAGGACGCAGCTTGTACTGATGGCCGCTTCCGACCACGTAGCTGATGCGGTTTTCGATGGCCGAAAAAGCAAACGGGTGGCTTGCGGCCAGCCAGCGGCACTCCTGCCGGATCAAAGCCAGGTCGCCCTCGGTCCGGTACGGCGTGCTGCCGTCCTGGTCCATGACCAGACCCAGCGGAATCCAACTGGGTAGATCATCTTCCCGGTCCAGCCAGCGGGTAAGCAGCTGGATGGATTCCAGCAGGGGGTCCAGGGGCGGACCGCCGGGCCTGCCGTCTTGCGGCTGGTCATGGACCGGCAGGGGGGACGTCGTGTGGTTGTTCGTCATGGTAAGAGCCTCCGGCTAGTTCCAGGATGAGTCGGATAGCCATTTCCAGGGCGTCCGGACCGTCATCGTGCTGTCCGTTGGGAAAATCTTGCAGCTGTCCCACCAGGAGCCTGCCGCCGGGATCATCCAGCACGCGTAGCTCTCGGCGGGTAATGTACTGGCCCAGGCGTCGGATGCGCACTAACTTGGGCACGCGGTTGTCGATCTGGAAGGTCGGCCAACTGAGTCCAAATCGCCCCGCCGTCTGCCGCTCAAACTCATGCACAAGCAGTTGCTGAAACTGGTTGGCTTCGATCCCCACAAACTGCGGCTGCCAACGATCGCACCAGCGGATCGTATCCTGCACGATCTGGTAGGGTGGCCGGCGTTGCAAGTCGGCGGCCACCCAGAGCAGGCCCCGGCACAGCCCCAAGAAGACAATGGCCGAGTAGTCGCCCTGCTTGTCTCGCTTACCCAGACTGGGATCGACGGCGATGACCCGCACCTGGTAGTCGGCCAGCCTAGGCATTTGGTCCTGTTGGACCCAGATCCAATCGCCCCAGAACTCCGCGGGCCATTCGGCCCCTTCCATCGAGATGAACTGGCCCTCTAGTTCCTGGGCCGCTAGTCGGCCTGTGGCCTCCTGCTGGACCAGGCGGAGAAAGTCTGCTGGCAGAAAGGGGTTACTCCGGGTAGGCGCATGGACCAGTGTGCAATCCGCTGAGGGCCGGCCGAACCGCTCATAGGTCCAGTGCCGCATTCCCTGCGGGGTGAAGGTGGCTGCCAGCCACGCGCCAGGCTGCTCCCGCAAGGTAAACAGCACCACCTCATAGACCTGCCGGTCCATGAGACTGGCTTCGTCCAGCCAGGCCCCGGCTACGGAAAGGCCACGGAGCCGATCAGGTTGATCGGCCGAGCGAAAGAGCACCTCGGCCCCATGGTGCAGTTCTACGGCCATGCGACTGGGCCGGATCGAGCGGACCGTGTGCGTCAAGCGGCCTAGGCGCAAGAGCGTCGGCCAGGCAAAATCACGCAACATCGTGTACGTCGGCGCAACGACCAGATAGGTTCGGCCCGGCTCGGCCCGGCGGAGAACGCGATAGGCGCCGGCCGTGGTCTTGCCTGAGCCCCGGCCGCCCACCAAGCCCACTAGCGGCGTCCGCGCCAGCACAAACTCCCGCTGCTGCGGCGTGAGCTGAATGATGAGCCTGCTTTTAGCCGACATGGGCTTCATCCTGGCTTCCTTGCCTGGGATCGTTCTGGGAAGCTTCCTGCGGGTCTTCGGGCCAGACGACCTGTTCGACGATTTCGACCGTCCGCTGAGTCTGCAGGATGTCTTGGCGGTCGCGCTGGCCCAGGTACTGCTTGCCGAGCCAGATGAGCATGGGCACCGAGCCGCGGCGTGCCATCTCCAACTGCTTGCGCCGTAGGCTCTTTTGCAGCTGCGCCCGGCCCTGATCCAACGCCTGTCGCGCTTTGCGCCGCAAAAGATTCTCCGACACGCCTAGGATGAAGGCGATCTCTCGGTCCGTACAGCCGCAGGCGGCCATACGCCGAACCTGCTCTAGATCGATCGTCTTCGGCTTGGGCATCCGTGCCGCCAAGCCTCCTTGGATGGTGGGTTGATACATAGACGGCCGCAGGCGGTTCGACGGCTCGCCCCCCCCTTTTTTATAGGCCGTCGAATGGCCTTGCTGTAAGGTATTTTATGCGCTCCCTGGCCCCCGAACCAGGGGGTTCTGGACCGCCGGTTGGCTGTAGGCTACTTAGGCAATCGCCAGACCGTGATGCTCGCGCCGGGGCTGCCGTCTTTGGCGGCGTAGTGTTTCATGGTGCGGATTTCGGCCACTTGGGCGTCGTCGGCAATGACCACCCCGGTCAGGGCGTCCAGCACAGCCCGGAGCAGTTTG